CGCGCCGCGGCAGCCGCCCGCCGAACAGGTCCTGCGCCGACAGATCGAGGAAGCCGCCCGTCGCCGAGAGCCGCCGCGACTGCCGCTGCACCACTGCGAGCGCGCCGTGCAGAACGGCCCAGGCCGCGCCAAGCCCGCTCAGCAAGCCGTCCAGCACCGGCGCCACGTCGCCGAACCAACGGTCCGGCAGCGCAAGCCGGATGCGGCTCCGCATGTCGTCCCGATCGCCGATACCGGCGACGGGGGGATCGCCGTTCATGGCGACGACCGCTGGGTTGTCGCTCATGGCGACACCGTGAGCGAACCCAGCCGCAGCACGCCGTAGCCCGGCGGCGCCACGTCGTTGCCCGCGCCGTTCAGCGTCACCGCGGTGACCCGCTCGATCCTCGGGTCCGCCTCATGCGCGAGCTGGATGATGCGCGAGATCACGAGGCCGGCGCCGATCGGCAGCGCCGCCACATAAGCGCCGAGCGTGGCCCGGATCGCCGCCTGCGCATCGGGCGGCCCCTGGGCGAACAGCGCGAGATCGACCCGGATGACCAGCGGCGCACGGACGCTGAAGGTGCCGCCGAGAGGTCGCACCGCCTCGATCGCCGCCGCCGCCGCCGCCAACAGCGCTGCCGGCGCCCGGCCGGTGCCGTCGTCGATGGTGACGGTGAAATGCCCGGCCCGGAACACGCCTGCGGCATCGACCCGCTCGGCGATGGCAAACGACAGCCCCTGCTGCAGGCCCTGGATTGCGAAGCCCACCGCCTGCGCCGTCGCCCGCGTCCGGCTGTCGATAAAGCCGCCGAACCGTGTCCGCAGCGCCGCGTCGGCCTCGGCGTCCAGCCCGCCCGCCGCCGGGGCCTCGTTCGTCACCGCATCGACGCCGGGGATGGCGCTGGCCAGCAGCCGCAGCTCGCCGGCCTTGACGTTGCCGGCACGGCCGGACGCCAGCGCCACAACGGGCGCCGAGACCGCGAGGCCCGCGGCCGGCAGCAGGAACCCTGTGCCGTTCCAGGCTGGGTGGCCTGCGTCCGCCGCCACCGCGAAGCTCAGCGCGTCCGTGCCGGTGCCCGTTTTCACCAGCGCCCCCACCGGCACCACGGCCGACAAGCCCGGCGTCGTGCGGCTGAATGTCGCCGTCCCCGCGGCCGGGATGCCCGGTAGGCGCGCCAGGCCGAAATCCGCCACCCAGCTATCGAGATCCGCGCCCTTGCTGGTCGCTGCCCTGGTGGTCGCCAGCACCTCGACGATCAGCCACTGCACCCACAACCCGACGCTGGCGTTCGCCTCCAGGATGGCGCGGAGCACGCTGCCGACCGAGAGGTCGATCAGCCCGCGCGCCGCCCCCTGCGCCGCCGCCGCCTGGGTGCGAACCAGCGCCGTGAAGTCCTGCAATGGAAGCTGCATGGCCTATTTCCCCATTTCTATGGACAGCGTGCGCGCCTCGGCGGTGTCCGCGTCGGCGTAGCGCACCTGGACCGACAGCGTGCCGCCGGGGTCGGATTGCACGTCGATGACCGGTTCCGGCACCCGGGCGACGGCGGGCTCGCGCAGCATCTGCTCGCGGATGACGGCGCGTATAGCGGCGGGATCGGCGGGCTCGCCCACGAAGCGCGCGAGCCCGGCGCCGTAGCCGGGCTGCCAGATGTAGTCGCCGGGGTTGGTGAGCAGGCGCCTGAGCACGCGCTCGGTGCCGAGCGCGGGGCCGGCGACGGTGGCGAAGTCGCCGGTGGGGCCGATGGACAGGTCCCCGGCCCATGCGTGATGCAGGTCGGACAAAGGCGGGCCTCCTATTTTGGCGGTGTGGGACGCAGGCTGTGCTTGGAGCGCGGCGGCGATGCGCCTATCCTCATGCCATGGACACCAATCCGACGCCGCGGACGCCGCCGCAGGCTTGGATCGACGCGCTGAAGTGCGGCGAGGCTGATATAGCAGCGGGCCGCGTGGTGCCCTGGCCTATGGCACGGGCCGTTATTGAGGAGGTGCTGGCTGCGATGGAACGCGGGGCAGACGCCATCGAGCAGGAGCGGCTGCTTCTGGCCCTAAACGCGCTGGCGGATGACACTTGCGAGAATGCGCCCACCTCTAAACTCAGGTGATCACGCTCAGCCAGAGAGCGAAACGGGACGTTGCTGCCCTCATCCGGGACTTCAATCGCAATAGACGGCCAGAGGCTATCCACAACCTGCTGACGGCGATCCACCAAGCGACGCAACAGATCGGCGGTGACGCCGCCGGCGGTCTCGGTGCACCGCGCCCCTATCCCGGCGTAGCCCGGCCGGGCCGGGAGTGCCATTCAAGCCAGGGCATGTAGCCAATCATCATTGTTTGCAATCGCGCGCTTATACGTCCGCACATCAGCAATCCAACCATGGTCGTTGTCTATCAGCAAGTTCTTGTCATCTGGCAGGGTTTCGACGTAGCGGCGTAGAGCAGCCTCTGTCCGGGCCTCGACAAGGAAAAACTCCGTTCCACCCGGCCAAATCCGCATCCGGTTCAAGGCATCGGGTTCGATGTCCTCGACAATGGACTGGTCAGCAACAACCGCAATCCAGTCTTCACCCATATCGACCATCCACCGTTCAGGATCAGTCATATAGGCTTGTCCAAACTGTCGCAGTTGTTCCACTGGCCAAGTCCCAGCGTGTTCACGGGCAACAGCCATCACAAAAGATTTCACTTTCCTACCTCGGCAGCAAGAGCTTTCAACAAATCTGCTTCATTGTTATAGACCTCGAAACCTTCCCTGCGGAGACCACGCATCACATGCAATCCAAGGTTCGGCCCATAGCCTATGATGCGGAGACCTGTGGTAGCCGTCTTACGCACCTGTCTCGTCAATCCTGAACCTCTCCCGCTCTTAACCTGAACAATAACATTACCAATCCGAATATCAGCATCGGTAATCAGCCTGCCATCCGAATCATACACGGGCATGTTCACGCCGCGGACCGATCCGGGATAGGCCGCCTCAAGTTTGTTTGCGAGTTCGCCAACGCCCGGATCGTTGGAAACAAAAGGCGTGGTTCTTGCCGGAGTAGCGGCATTGCCCTGCTTACCTGCGATCACGCTGCCAGGCTCACGTCCCGCATTGCTTCCTGCCGCGCTTTCCCCTCTCTCCACTGCTCTAACGTCAGCACCCGCACCACCCGCGGCCAGCACTGCCCCGGGCAGACCGAACTCGTCCGCGGCAAGCTGCAACGGGTCGAATTTTGCGATCGGCGCTATGTCGTTCAGGATCTCCCGCCGCGCTCGCAGGTCGCCGCCAGCCTCCGCCGCGTCCTCGGCAGCACGGATCAGTTCTTCCCCCGTCCGATGGGCACCTGGCTGCATGTAAAGCGCATTGATGTCGGCACGAAGCTGCGGCAGGTCCTCCGGCCGCGCGCTTGCGATGCGCAGCATGAGGTAGGCGAGGCCGTGCTGGTAATTGCCGTCCGGCATGGCAGGCACCGGCGCGTCGGCGATCCCGAAATGGGGCGGCGTCACCCGCACGCGCCGCAGCGCGTCGTCGTAGCGCCGATCGACCACAAAGGGACGGTTCGGGTCGAGCGGCGGCGGGGCCGCGTTCGGCACCGTGCCGCCACCCGCTCCGGCATCCAGCGCAGGCTCCATGCCGCCGTTGCTGGCTGCCGGCACGCGATCAGCGATGGGGATGACAGCGCCCTGGTCCGCCCGCCCGCCCGTCCACCCCCGCAACGGCCGCATCCGCCACATCCGCCCGTTGTAGCCGCGCGACGCCGGGGCGGTCGGCCACTCGATGCGCAACACGATGGTGTCCACGCCATAGGGCAGCGCCTCGCTCCTCACTGCCTCATCCCTTACTCTGTCCACCGCATCGCCCTCCAACTCCACGTGCGCTCATCCAACTCGCCGCGCACGACGATCTACGCCCTACGCTCGGCTCCACCGGGCGGGAACGCCACGTCAACAGGATGTCGTTACAAAATATGAACGGGCTGCCTGCCAGGTCAGCACTTTTGGTCAGTGCCCTGGGCGCGGCCGGACTGGTTGGCCTATAGCTTGGACGACCCACCGGCGGTCATCGCGGCGTTCTATGGCGCCGCGGACATTCCAGACAGGCTTTGATTCACGACATCAAGCCTTCTGATCCAGCGCGTCCGCCACCCCCGTGACCCCGCCCTGCGGATCGCCATGCCGATGCCGGTTATACTTCTGCCGCAGCCCATCCAGCGAACCCTGCCGGTCATACACGTCGCCCTCAACCCGCAAATCCCCCCGCACCGATACCGTCCCGTCGTTCAGCAGCCGCAAGTAGCTCCCGCTCCGGTGCGTCAGCCAAAGCTCCCCCACCGGCGTCGCCGGCCCCGCCGCCTGCGCGCTCCAGGCCCGCCCGGCGATCACTCCGTGCTCCGCGTCGCCCTCCTGCGGCAGCACCAGCACCTGGTCGCCCGGCGACGGCGGGCACGACAGCCCCCATCCAGCCCCCACCCAAGGGCTCAATACCGGCAGCCAGCCCGTCAGCACCCCGTCCGGCTGCAACTGCACCCGCGCCGTACCCGCCGCCGGGTCAACGGACGTCACCACGCCGAACCGCGGCTGACCCATGGCCGCGTCCTGCGCGCCGGAGTGCGCCTTGATCGCATTCAGCAACCGGTCCATCACACGCCCCCCAAGCACAGCCGCTGCGTGAAGCCGCGCCGCACGTCCAAGTGCCGGCTCAGCTCCGACACCGCATAAACCCGGTCCCATTCCGTGCGCGTGCCCACCAGCGCCACCCGACGCCGCGGCGTTAGGTCCAATTCCCCCGGCCCAACCTGCCCCGGCATCGTCGCCCGCGCCGTCCACTCGTGCCGCCGCAAATCCGCCAGCGCCCGCTCCGCCACCCGCTGCGCCTGCTGGGCGTCGAGGTTCGGCCGCACCAGCACATGCCGCAGCGGCTTGCCCCCGCCGGTCTTGTGCCCGCCGATGCCGCGCACCGTGTGCTCCAGCGCCACCCCAGCCCGCGTGCCCCAGCTCCGCACCGTCACCGCGACCTCCCGCGCCAGGCCCAGCTCGTGCCCCAGTTCCAGGCTCAGGCAGTCCTCCACCCGCAGCGGCACGGCGTCGCCGTCCGGCGGCCCGAACCGCAGCGTGTCGCCCTGCATGAACAGGTCGAACCCCTCGTGCCCCGCCAGGAACGCCAGCAAATCCCACTCCGTCGTCGCCCGCGCGAACTGCCCCAGCGCCACCCGGTCGTGCTCGGCCTGGTAGTACCGCCCCACCGGCGTCGAGGTCCGCTCGACATCCGCCGACAGCCCGTGACGCGCCGCGACGATCTCGACGATCTCGCTCGATGTCCGGTTGGCGAAGGTCTCGCTGGCCTGCGTCTCGATGAGCTCCGCCGAGAGGTCCCGCCCCTCGACCTCCAGCTCCCCGCGCACCGGGTCGAACGCCAGCGAATCAGCGGCGCCGACAATCAGGCTCGTCCAGCCGCCATCCCACCCAACCTGCACATCGAGCCGCAGCCCCGGCGCCTGCAGCACCGCCAGGTCCGCCACAGACGCCGCGATGCGCAGCCGGAACCGGTCCGCCGCCAGATGGTTGTTGGCGAACACGTCGGCTGCCAGCACGCCGGCAAGCATGCCGCCATCCGCCAGCACTTGGACCCGCGGCGCCCTAATTCCGCTCAATGCCGCCTCCCGCCGCCGGGTCGATCGCCGGCAGCTTTAGCGTGACCAGCCCCGACAGCACCGGGTCCGACAGCCCGTTCGCCCGGGCGATGCGGTTCCACTGCGTCGCGTCACCCAGCCGGACCAGCGCCAGCCGGAACAGGTCGCCGCCCGCCACAGTTACCACTTTCATGTTTTGTTCTCCAAACTCGACGCATACGCCCGCCCGGTCGCCAGCCGCGCCAGCAGCCCCGCCGCCGCGACCACATCCGGCAGCGCCCCCGACGCCAGCGCGTCTCCCGCCGCCGCCATCCGCGCATCGACATCCGGCCCGGCGCCCAGCGCCGCCGCCTCGACCAGCGTGGCCGCCACCGGCAGCAGCTCCAGCACCGCCAGATCCCCCTCCGACAGCACCGTGCACGAAATCCGGTATGGCACCCACCACGGATTGGCGCTGTCCGCCTCGAAGTTCGAGACGATCACCGTGAACCGCCAGCCGTCCCAGCCGAGCGGCAAAGCGAGCCCCGCCCGCCGCAGCC